GAGGGTCGCAAGCTGACGCCGCTTCCGGGCCTGCCGGGCTCCGTCGCCTTCATGGCCGCTTATGCCGACGCGCTGGACGCTCTGGCCATCCCCGAGGGCGCCGGCAAGGCCCCCAAGGCCGGGACGGTCTCCGCGCTCTGTGTCGCCTACTACGCCAGCGCCACGTTCCGGGGCCTGAACGTCTCGACCAAGGGGACGTATCGCAACATCCTTGACCGCTTCCGCGCCGTGTATGGCGACGGGGGCGCAAAGGCTTTGAAGCCGACGCACATCAAGACCATTCTGGACAAGACCGCCGACCGGCCCGGCGCCGCGCGCAATCTTCTAAAGACCCTGCGCTCGCTGTTCGCGTTCGCCGTCGAGCGCGGGCTAGTGGCCCATAACCCGACCGCCGGAGTAAAGTTCAAGGCGCCGAAAAGCGACGGGTTCAGGGCATGGACGGAAGACGATATGGAGGCGTTCCGCAAACACTGGCCCGCCGGCTCCCGCGCCCGTCTCGCGCTCGCCCTGCTAGTCTACACCGGCCAGCGCAGGTCGGACGTGGTGCGTATGGGCCGCCAGCACATCCGCGACGGCTGTATCCAGGTACGGCAGAAAAAACGCGGCGTTGATGCCCCGGTCCTGTCAATCCCGATCCATCCCGACCTAAAGGCAGAGCTGGACGCCCTGCCGAAAGAACACCTGACGTTCCTGATGACCGCCTACGGAAAGCCCATGAGCGAGGCCGGGTTTACGAACTGGTTTGTTCGGTGCGCGAGGGATGCGGGCTTGCCTGCGAAGTCCTCGCCCCACGGACTGCGGAAAGCGGCAGCGCGGCGCCTGGCTGAGGCTGGCTGTTCGGCTCATGAAATTATGGCCATCACCGGCCACGAAAGCCTCAAGGAAGTGGAGCGGTACACATCGACCGCCAGTCAGGGAAAGCTCGCCAAGTCGGCAATGGCCCGAACCGTGAACGGGTCGCTGTCTCACCTGATTGTCTCACCCGATCCTGACGCCTTATAGGAAAGGCGGTTGCGCTAGGGGGTGGTAGGCCCGGAGGGAATGTCGCAAGTGTGCCGGATCAATCGGTTGCACTGTCTCACCGTCCCCGGCGCCCTAAAGCGGGGCTTGGCGTTGCGGGGATAGTGTCTCACCCTTCAAACGCAGAAAAGGCCCCCGGCTTTCACCGAGGGCCATTCTACCGGGGTATTGTGTGACGAGCCGTCCCGAATTGCCCCGGGGCAATTACGGGGCAATTACGGGGCAAGTCAGTCCAGCGACCCACAAGCCTCAGCCTGGGCCTTAAGCCCGGCGATCTGTGCGTCACGTTGCGAGCGCCCGCCGATGAGGAGCGCGACCACGGCATCCGATCCACGCGCTGCTGCTGCTTTGAGGGCGTCCAGTGTATCGACGTAGGCGGGCGCCGTGGTGTCGATGGGGCAAGGCGTGACGACGGGCACGCGCACTTCCTTAACCATGATCTGCGGCTCTGGCGTGGTCGCGCACCCGGCGAGGGCCAGCGCAAGGATGACGGCGGCGCGTTTCATCGGTCCAGCCCCTCGATCAGATCGGCCACGTTGGTTTCCCTCGCCTCGCACGTTTCGCCCGGAGTGAACGTCGCCAGCTTGGCCGCAAGCGCATCGGCCTTGCCTTGGGCCTTCCGCGCCTCTGTGGCGGCCTTCTCAGCGTTCCGGGCCATTGCCTCGCCCTTGGCCTGTGCGACCGCCACGGCCTCATTCTGGCGGGTCAGGGCACCATCAAGGCTGGCCACGTTTGCCCGGCATGTTCCGAGGGCATCCGCGAGGCGTCGGCTTTCCGCTACCTGGGCCTTAAGGTCAGAGCGGACCTGCCCCGTTTCCAGCTTCGCGCCGATCAGGACAATGGCCAGAACAGCGCAGCCGGCCAGCGCGACAGGCCCGGCAAAGCGGGAGGTGATGACGGAGAGAACGGCGGCGATCACAGGACAACACCCTTTGCGGCCTTCGTCGCGGCGATGCGTTCGGCCAATCCCGTAAGCCCCCCATTCACACGACGGGTCACGGCCTCAACGTCATCTGCCCTTGCCGGCGCAATGCAGCCGTGACGGGCGAAGAAATTGGCCGCCGCGAAGGCGCTCGCCTTGATGTCCGTCCGCAGGGTGTCGGGGTCGTCTTCGTGGCCTGCCTCGCGATAGTTGGCCCGGCCCGTGATCTGCTTCACGCCGCCGCCTCGGTATCGCCACCCGTCGCCCGGCTCTGTGTTCCCCAGGTTCTTACGCCCCCACTCGCCGCCGTAGAGGATATTCGCCAGCGCGTTCTGGTTTGCGGCCTGCCCCGGCTTGCGACCGAACTTGTCGCAGTCGGCGGCGCTGATGCGGTGGCGCCCGAACAGCTTTAGCAGCCCCTCGACGCTGTAGTTGAGGCTTTCCGACAGCGTCGTGAACCCGGCGCTTTCCACCCGCATCTGGCCCAGCCAGTGAGCGAGGGCGAGACGGTCGGCAATGCCGCTTTGCGCCGCCGCAGCTTCCAGCGCCTCACGGGTGCCGGGCAAAGCGCGGGGGGCGAACGCGGCGAACTTCGATGGGTCAATGCCCATGTTGCATTACCTCGTGATGTGGTAGGTTTTTGACGCTGCGTATTCCGAAGAGCACGACGGTTGGTCGTAGGCGTGACGCTCGCCGAAGGGTTCGAATCCCAGCGCAGCAACGGCGGCGGCTTTGGACTGGGGTCTCTCGGTTGGGCCGCCGCCGACTACCTCACCGCCCGCCTGAGCAGCCATCGCGCCGCGAACCACGCAGCCGCGACAACAGACCCGACACCCAGCGCAAAGCCGCCTGCGAACGCCAGCAGAGCCATGCGACACCCACCCCGATCAGGACGCCCTCAACGACAAGGATCACCTCCCGCCTGCCGAAGGTTTCAGGGTTGTCTAAGGCTTGGCGTCGCCCGCTGGCGTAACTTCCGTGGTCGTGGTCGTGGTGACGGTGGCGCCGTTGTCCGCCTGGGTCTCGATCTCGCCCCCGAACCCGCCCGGCCCGCTGACCTTCAGCTTCTCCAGCCGGTTGCGCTGAAACCACTGCCCCCCGAGCCCGATCAGGACCGCCAGGGCTATCGACAGGGCGCCCAGGTAGTTGATCCTCTGCCCCTGAGTGTCCGCCTCCCACGCCCCATAGGCGAGGATGCAGATCAGCCAGACCAGGATGACCGACAGGACCGGCGTGAACAGCAGGGCAAACACGTCCCGCGCGGCCGATGCCCACGCTTTCACGCGGTCGAAGCCGTTCATGCTTCAATCCTCCGACGCAGGTCCGCCAGTTCGCGTTTGCACCTTTCGTCCTGGATTTCCAGTTCGCCAATGCGCTCGTTCAGCCGGTGGATTTCCTCGCGCAAGCTCTGAATGACGGACCCCGCAGCATCCTGCGCTATGGTGATAAGATCGGCCTTGGTTTTGCCCCGAGCCCCGAGATAGGCCCAAAGTCCCCCACCCCCGACCACGGCGACAAGCACGCCTGACAGCAGTTCAGCGCTCACGTTCACGACGCCCCCACGTATGCCAGACGAGGGCGATGCCAGCCGCCAAGCATCCGAAGGCGAGCGCCGATACCAGCAACCACATAACGGCCTCCCGCCACCGTCAGAATCAACAGTTCGGCGATAAAGACCGCGTTGTTCTGGATGATGTAGGAGCGCAGCGCGCTTGCATCATGCGCCCACCAGAACGCGGCGTGCATGTAAAGCTGGACGGCGAAGCACGTCGCCAGCAGGACCGCCCACCATTCCCGGCGCACCTGAAACCAGCCAAGGCACAGGGCCAGCATGAACAGGTCTTGCGCCGGGTAATGCGCCATTGACCAAGGGGCGGGAACCAAGGCCGAAACTATCCGGCTCATTCCCACCCCAAACGCCAGCCATGCCGCCGCTCTGGCCACCCGGTCGGCGTCGTCTGTGCAGTTCCGCGCAATGGCGCACACCAGGAACATTGCCAGCGTCGCCAGCGTGTAGGCTGTCGCAAGCGGCCCCATGCTATTGAGGCGGCTTGTCGTCGCCGCCGGAATACGGCGTGACGTCCGTGTCGCCGAAGTGCGCGGCCAGCATGGGCGGGAGCGCGTTGAACGCGGCGTGGGCCTGCTCAAGGTAGCCCTGCGCCTCGGTCAACTTTTCCACGGCGCCGGTCAGCCCCGCGTCCGCCGCGTCGTCGATGCTTTCCTGCGTTCGCCGCTCGATGCCGTTCATGAGCGCCCGCATAAGCAGAGCCCGGCCAACAACCTGTGTCTTCGTCGTCATCCGTAGTCCTCCAGGCCACCAGACTATCCGGTGGCGGTTGTTTCGTCAGGGCGCCGACGTGGCTAGCCGAGCGCGGCAATGCGCGCGGTAAAGAACGCCGACAGCTTGGCAAGGTCCCCCGCGCTGGTCGGGCGGCCCTTCAGGAACATCAGCCGGTGCAGCTTGATGTAGTCAGCCTGGGCGACGTTCGAGGCGTCGTTGTTCACATCGCCCAAGCGCCACAGGAGGTCGCCGCTGGGCGCGCACGGCCAGCCGGACGTGGTGACGGCAGAGGCCGCCGTCGTGGTAATGGTCGAGCCGTCGAGGCTGCGGTAAGCGACGTTGTTGACCTGATCGCAGCCGCCAAGGGCAATCCTCGGGTCAGACTGCGCGATGGTGTTGTTGCCGAAGTTGTTAACGGCAAATGTCGCGTTGCTTATTTGCATCGCCACGTTGCCAGAGCTTTTGCTAATCCGCCAATGAAAGACGTTGTTCGGGTTTGCAGCGACGTCGGAAATCAGCGGGTAGATTGTCACCGTTCCTGACGGGGTGAGCATTTCAAACTCGGCGATGATCGCGCCTTCGAACGGGATCGGGTTGAGGATCGAGCCCTTCCACGTCCTGTCCAGCGTGATCCCCGGCAGGCCGTTCCCGGCCAGCGTCGTCCACGTCGGCGTGCCGCTGGCCGTGCGGCAGTTGCGCTTGCGCTCGCCGCAGGAATAGGCGCTCTGGTCAATGAACTCGCCAGTCACACCGTCATAGAAGCGGGGGTCGTTCTGGAAAACGTAGTGGCGCGTCACCAGGCCTGGCAGATCGTTGAGGGTCAGGTCGTGGGCGTAGGTCATTGACCCCTCCGAAGCGGGCTTGAAATCTCGACAAGGGTTGCGCGAGCGGCGGCCAGCGCCAGAGCGTCGGCCTCGGCGAAAGCGGCGGAGAAGTCATCGGCCAGCGCGGCGTCGGGCTCCACATCAAGTGTGACCCCGAACAAGCCGTCGTCCCCGTCGTCCCCCGGCTTGCGGTCGGCAGCGGTCAGCGCGTCGATTTTTCGGCGCATGGTCTCGCAGACCACGGCAAGGGATAGCCCCCGACCCAGAGCAGCGAAGGCGAGGCCGTGAACGGCCCCTGTGGCTTCTTCTCGGGTCATCAGGCGGCCTCCGGCCTGACGCGCTCGATACGCGCCCACGGCCTGTGATCGTAGGTGGACAGGGCTTGCAGGGGTTGGCCGAACATCTCCGGCCCTGCCGCCCGCGTGGTCTTCCGGTACAGCGTGCCGGAGTGGTAATCCTGCCCGGCCGTCAGCGTGGAAGTGGTCCGCTGCATCCCGTGCAGACACCATTGCTGGTCGATGGTCCCGGTGATCGTCGCGACAGTGAAGTCCGAATAGGCGCCGTAGTCCGTCACCGCCGACACGTCGCGCGGGGTGCCGTTGTCTTCCCACCCGATGCCCTTCAGATAGTTGGCGTCCAGGTTCTCGCCCATGACGAAGGTCGGCCCCGTCGTGGTGTGCTGCTCCATTTCATCCGACCAGTAGACGCGGAAGCTGGTCGAGGTGAGCTGCTTGACGTGCGCGATCCTGGGCCACTGAACCAGACGCCCGTTGTGGAAGAACTCGTTGGCGAACCAGCCGTACCGATAGGCCTTCTGGAAATAACCGGTGCTTGACGGGTGAACGCGGTCGGTTTCGTAATCGAAGTCATGGCTCGGGATGAGCATTGCGTTTGGCAGATCATCGGCAAGCCGGTTTACGGCCATGATGATTTCCCGGTCCTTGTCGCCGGTGTTCGACATCTGCATCATCTGGCCAAACAACAGCGGGACCGGCTCGCCCGGAACCCCCATCGCATCCACCGCCAGCATTTGCGCGTGCTGATAGGCATCAGACCCGAGCGCGTAGTAGGCGGTCTCTCCGGTGTTGGCCGTCGCGTCGGCTTCGCCCTGCGAAACCGGCATCACGACACGCGGGCGATACCCGGCGTCGATGGCGTGCTTGCACAGGTAGTTGAGCGCCGCCTGCACGTTGGCCGCAATGCCGTCCTGGGTCAGCACCGCCAGCGTCCTAGCGCCGATGGCAGGGCTGCACAGGTAGACCCGCGCAAACTTGCCGCTCAGGGCGTGGGCGATCCCGCCAAGAGGGCCTTGACCACCGGCAGGCTCGGCGAACGCCACCACGGACGAAACGTCGCTGTAGCGCATCGGGTAGGTGGCATTGGTCGCGAAGAACGCCATCTGACTGCAATAGGCGCCGCCAGCCAGCATGAAGCAGTTGAGCGGCTGCGTACCGGAAACCGCCGTCCCCGAGCGCCAGTTTCCAAGCGATTGCGAATGAGCGAAGACCACGATGGCCGCTTCCGGCCTGCCGTCCCATTGGGCCTGCATCTTGCGGCGCATGTCGTCGCGGGCGACCCATTCAAACACATCTAAGCTAGACGCCGAAGCCGCAGACGCGGCGGCATCGGTCGCTGACGCTTCCGCCTTTGCGGCCCAGTGAAGAGCGGAGTATTGGCTTGGCGACGTCTCTACGGGAGTGTCTTCAGGAGAGGCCGCCCATAGCTCGGCGAGCGCTGCGGCGGCTTCCGCATTGTCCGCAAAGGTTTCCGCAGGATCGGGGCCGACATACGACCACGAACCCGACCCGCTAGCGCCAACCTTCTTGTAATAGCCGTTGGCCGGCGGCGAGCTGTTATCAGCGATGACCCTCGCATAAACGCCAGCAGCGTGGTTCAAATCCGCGTTCAGGTCCGACAGGGTATCCTTGAGGATATACGCGCCAGACGCCGCTTCCGAGACCGTGGTGATGCGGTCGTCTACGGTCCCAAAAAGGCCCCTGATTTCCGACTTAACCGGCTCGTGAGCGCCAGACGCCGGTACGCCATCACTGACGTAATCCCGAAAGACCGATGCGGCCTCGGTGGTGATCTCACCCATGCTGGAAAACCTCAGACTGTGATGGAATCGGGACCAGCCGGGGGGCTGTCCGTGTTGGCGGCGTTTTCAGCCGTGACCCAGTAGTAGAAAGTCCCCGAACCGGGGGCGTCCTGGTACTCGACGTTCTCTCCAGGCGCCCCGGTAAGAGCGCCGGTGATGTCAACGGCGGTTCCAAAGGTGGCCGTCGTGTTGCGATAGACCCGCGCGTGGTCGAAGTTGACGCTGGTGGGGTTGCGCCAAGACACAATGACATCCGGCGGCGACCCGCTTGCGTCGGCTGACACGCCAGACGGCGAGGTCGGGGCTACGTTGCTGGTCGATGTGTTGATCGGGAACGTCGTGGACCACGGGGAAATGTCCCCACTGCCGATTGAGTAAGCGGCCTCAACTTCCAGATCGTCGTTGGCAGTTACAAAACCGGTCTCAAGCTGTATTGAAGTGCCCCACTCGACGCTGCTGTATTGTGCCTCGTTCCAACTAACGCCGCCATCCACGCGCCAGCGGACGAACCATGTCAGGTCTTCGCGGTCAGGCCCCGCAACATCGACCGACAGCCGAACGCCCTCTCCGCCCGTGCCCGCGCTTTCAAAGAATGGCGTAATGTCTTCGATTGTGGGCGCCACCAGCGCGACGACCGCCGTCCTTGTCGCGGTAGCGGGGCCGTCGCCCTCCTCCGTTGCCGGGTTCCATGCGTCGATGTTTTCGTCGGCTACAATCCACGAAAACACGATCCGCATCGAAGACAGATCAAGCTCTGCTCCGACAATCTCGACCACCACATCGTTGAGCGCCGTGATCTCTGAAATCTGGACACGAACGTATCGCTCGCCAAGCGCCTTTAGGCCGTAAAGGTTGGTGGTGAAGGTCCCGCGCATTTCGGCGGCAAGGCGGGACATCCTACGCTTTGCAAGCCTTCGCGCCTGACCATTGTTCTGGACCCACGTGAACGCCACATCCTGAAAACGCTCAATTCCCCGCGCAAGGATGTCGCTTTCATCACGCCAGGGATCGGTTTCGACTTCCTGAAACTTGTGAACCGGCGAGGTGTAGGAAACGATCAGCACGTTAACCGCCTGCTCGTCTTCCATGAAGCGTTGCAGGGTGTAATCGGTGATGTGAGCGTCGGTGAACGTAACGTCGGGCTCGTAGTATTCCCCAGCCCTGACAATAAACGCACCATCGCCACGCTGAGAGAGCCAGCCGTCGCAGGTCTCCAGAATGCGGGTGATCACATCAATCGGCGCGGTGACGTGCTGGAATGGGCCGTGGGATTGATAGCGGGGCTCAGTACCGCCCGCCTTGAGGCTTACCGCTTCGTCACACACGTCGGCAGCGGCGGACCACACACTTAGCGCCGGAGCGATCCGTTCTGCGAACGAAAATCCCATCCCGTGGTTGTCGTTGGTCAGGTAGTCGGCCAACTGAAGGATGGGGTTAAACTTGCATTCCCATGTATCGGGATCGTCGTCGTCGTTTCCAGTGTCGCGCCAGTCATAGACACGCAGGCATCGCGCCGTGACCGAACCTTGCGGCGCGCCATTGGGAAAGCGCGTCGGCATGTCGTTACTTTCGACACCCTTCGCCCATACGAGCATTGAGGCCACGCCGTCGCCCCGGTGTGCCGAAGTCCAAACACCAGAACCAAGTTCCGAAAAGTCGATGTCTGTCGTGTAGCTGGTTTCGGTCGGCAACCCCAGCCGCGTGAAGACCCGCGTGATGAGGTTGCGGTATCTGGGATCGGTCCCGCCGTCGTATCCGATAACGTATTTGTTCGAGTCCAGCGTTACCTGGTCATCGTGCAGCCAGTACGCCTCGATGGCCTCGATTTGCCCGTCGTGGATCGCGAGGACGTCGTAACAATATCGGGTGGCCTCATACAGCATGGCCGGGCCAGAAAGACGGTTTCGGCCATAGGCAGAAACGCGCGGGGAGCGCCCAGACCTATATGGCGTTGAGAACGATTCCGGCTTTGGAATAGACGGCGCGGCAAGCATGGCAGAGCCTATGCTGACCCCCGCGTAGACGAGGGCCTGCGTGCCGTAGAACGCGACAGCGTAAATAGCCTGAGAGGCAGCTAGACTCGTTACCCCGAGTTGGGCCGCAACAGCCGTGACCTTGGCCGCTACGGCGGCAGCAAATGCGGCAACAGCTTCAGCCATGAACCCTCCAGGCCGCAAGTGCCGGAACTCGCGCGCTCGAAAGCCCGCCCTTGGTGATGAAGGCCCAGCCGCTTGAGCCGTGGATTGCTGCGACGGGCATAATCCCGTCATTTGTCAGGGCCGAAATGACGCCGATGTCGCCTTCGGTCGGCGCGCCAGTGGGTGGCAGTCCCGCCCGATCAGCGAGAAGGCCGATCAGATCGATAAGCCCGCCGTGACGATGGGCGAGAAGGGCGGCCCCCATTTCGCTTGAGTAGGACCAGCCTGGAGCCGGATCGAACCCGCGTTGAAGCCGCACCCAGCCGCGCACAAGCTGGCAGCAATCGTGCTTGCCCCAGTCGAAACGCTGTTTGCTGGCATCGTCCAGAAACGCCGCTAAGCTGGCCATTTCCGCGTGGTGCCCAGAGAGTAAATATTCGCGCGGTCGCAGAACGCATCATCCGCTGACCTGGATCGCTGCTGAACGCCGTTGTAATAGGACTGGCGTGGCCTGCGGCGACCGGTGAAAACGGAGCCGACCGACAGGCTTATCGTCCTCACCACCGATAGGTCTTCGCCAGCGGCGCGGGAGATGCGGGGAACGTCGCTCTCGCCCTCCCACACCCAGACGGGGGCGGTTGCGCGTTGGTAGTCCTCATCGAAGGCGACGAGCGCAATGTGAACCGGCACATTCCGAACGCTGTCGGCCTCGCTGTCAGCAAGCGCCACAATGTCGGCGGTCGCGCCTGAAAGCGTAAACTCCACTCGCTCGGCCACGCCGTTGATAAGCTGTGAAAGCGCGGGAAGGCCGATCAGATCGCCTATGCCGGTATATGTGCCGCCCTGCGTTTCAATGGCATCAGTTGGCAGCTCGCGGTCGCCCACACCGGACCAAAGCCTGATCCAGGTGGGCGGAGACGTGTTCACGGCCTTGATCAGCAGAAAGACAGAGACACGCGCGGCAGGCGCGCCGAAAAGCAGCGCGTCGTCTTCGGAGATGAAGGCCATTAAAAGGACTCCACGAACGCAACGCCGACCGTGGCAAACCGCCCAAGCTGGAGGTTGAGGCGCATGGCATTCGGATCGGCCAGCCTCATAACGCAGCGTGGCCGGTCGAAGTCCACAGTCATGGCGTCGGTCGTGGCCTCGCGAAGTGGGGGGCGGATTTTGACCGTGTGTTCGGTGCCGGAAACCGACGCCACCTTGACGACGCGGTACATGCGCTCGCCGCGCGTCGGGTGCGTCAGCGTGAAATGCTCACCGCCGCGCAATGGCTCGCCGACCGTGATGTCAATGACAATCTCCGTTGCACCCAGAACGGCAGTTCCAACCGTCTCGGCTTCGATCAGGTAAGACGCATAGCCGGTCGTGTCTGAGAAGTAGGCGTCGTCAGAGTGCGGGACGGGGTCGCCCGGATCGACCGGAACGCCCGCCACTATAGGGCGGGGGCCGTGCCGGAGATCGCAGATAGGAACGATGACGTTCTGCGCACCGCCGTCGAGGATGCCTTCCCACGCCCGCCAGGCTCGCACATGATCCGCCGTCCGCAGGAAGATGCCGGAGAACGACAGCACCCAAAGGCCGCCGCCGTCCGTCCGCACCGCCTGCGAAATGCCGCTGACGGATTGCCCGCCCGTGATGGTGCGCCCCTGTAGGGATGCCTCAAACTCGCGGGACTGAAAGAGGTCAATCGGCCAGACGTTCATGTTGACCCCAACATTTCCTGCCGCTGCCGAACGGACGCGAAGCCTTTGCGGGTGATGCCGACCGCAGCAGCAGTCGCCTGCGCGGCGTAGGACTTCGACTTCTGATCCAGCGCGGCCATCAGTTCGTTGGTCATCACCGCGCCCTCGGCATGAAGGTGGAAGGGCTGGACGATGGTGACGCTGTTGCCTTTGCCAACCGGAGAGGCCGCACGGGCGGATCGAAGGGCGCTGTTGGAAATGACCGTTCCCGACATGCGGGGAACCATCAGCTCCGGCCCCTTCTCGCCGACGATATAGGGCGCGCCTGCCGACACGGGACCGCCGTTAGCGCGGAAGCCGAAAATGGCCATGAGCGCGCTACCGACGCCGCCGCCCGCGCCGCCGCCCGAGAACGCCGACATGATGACTTGGGTTAGGCCGGTGGCGAGCTGGTCTAGGAGGGTCTGTTTGAGCGCATCGGCAAGATAACGCATGGCGCCGGGGATGCCTTCCTCGAAGCCGGTTTCCAGACCGCCGCGAACCGCGCTGTAGATGCCGCCCTCGACGTCCTGATATCGGCGCTCATCAACCAGTTCCCCACCCAGAGCAAACGGCTTTTCAAGCGGTGCATTAAGGTCGGGGTTCGTGTCGATTGCCTGCGGGGTCATGGAATCCCACAGGGTTTTCGGGTCAATAGTGACCTCTTCAATCACGGCGACCGGGACGTATTTGGCGTCTGCTTTTGGCTTCGCGGTGCGCGTGCTTCCCGCACCTCCAGCGGACCCACCCGGCGACGTAGTCGGAAGCTGAAAGGCCGACATCACCTCGTCTAGCTGGGCTTGCACCTTTGCCGTCTCGCGGGCCGCTACGGACGCGGCGCGGTCGCTGATCAGCTTATCGAGGAGCTTCACATCCTCCGGATTTGAGCGGGCGCGGTTGCCTTGGCGATACCAGTCGCGCGCGTTGGCCAGGTCCCTATCCGACGCCGCCAGTTGGTTCATCTGGGTTTGGAGGCTGTTCGGGTCGCGGGTGAGACGATCTGCCGTTACGCCCTTGATGTCATCACTCGCAGCGATGCCGCCCATGAGGGCCGCACCCGCTCCCGCCGCCACGATGGGATTGGCCAGCAGCACCAAGGAAGCGCGGGCAGCTGCGGCCATCCTGATCAGGTTTGAAAGGCCGGCAATCACCGCCATGATTGGACCGGACGCCGCGACCAGACCCAGCAGCGCCAGACCGGCCAGCTTTACGCTGTCGGGCATGGCGTTGAATTGGACAAGCAATTCAGACGCCGCCTTAGTCGCCGCCGTGGCCGCCGGGAGCAGGTTCTTGCCCAGCGCGACCGCAGCGGCCTCAAACTCAGCCTTCGCAGCCTTGGTCGAGTTGGCCAGGCTGTCCTTCGTGTTGATCGCGTCGCCATCGGCCTTGACCGATTGCGCCATAATGATGTTCAGGCGGGCGACAGCCTTCTGAGTTTCGGTTGCATCCGACGTCGTGCCCTTGAAGCCCATGCGGAGAAGCTCGGTCTTGACCGCTGCATCATTGACCGCGACGCCAAACCGCTTAAGCGGCTCCGCCTCACCCGCAATGCCTGACATGATCGCCCGGAAAGCGTCCGCGTCTTCGACGTTGAACAGCGAGCCGATATCCACAGACCGCGACTGGATGGCCTTGACCATTTCCAGCGCCTGCGTGGCCTCGACGCCGATGCCGGTAAGGACCAGTTGCGCGCGGGCCATGTTGCCCTGCACTTCGGTAAAGGACCGCCCGACGTTCTTGCTGTAGGACTCGGCAAACTTGTTCGCCTCATCCGTCAGCGTACCGAAGGCGACTGAGAAAGCGTTGGCCGTCTCCTCGGCATCGGACGCCGCCTTGATGGCATAGGCCGTGATCGCCCCGAACGCGACACCAGCGGCCATCGACATGTTGGCGAAGGCGCGACCAGCCTCCTGACCCATCTTGTCGAACTTAGCCTGCATCTGCTTGGTGTTGCGGTCCACAACACCGTTGGCCTTGTCGAGATCGCGCTGCATCCGCCGCACGTCAGCCGAAAGCTGAAAGGTCAGGCGTTCAAGTTCGGTTTGCGCCAAGTTCCGCCTCCCTCGATGCTCTCACTGCGGCTTCAAATTCTTCATCGGTCGGAGCGCGGACCTTTTCAGGAGCGCCGTTCGCCGCTTTCCAGCCCTCAAAGGCTCTGGCGAAATGCCAGAGACTGGATCTGGCTACGTCGCGGGCTGACCATCCCATTGCGGCTCCGGCTCCGTAGATGGCGCCGAAACGGATTTTTCGCCTGGGGAGTCCGTCGCCTCCCCTTGCGGCTCCCCCGCTGGCGCATCCTCGTCAGGCGCCCCGACCAGAGCCGCGAGGATCACGCTTTGCGCGGTGTTCTTCCACATCGCCAGCGAACCAGAACCGGCGTAACGGTCCACAAGAATGGCCGCCTTGATGGGGTCCATTTCCGCACCGATGAGGCCCAATCTCAGCGGCTCGCGGATGTCGTTAAGCCGCCACTTGCCGGAGGAAATCCGGTCAAAGATTTCCTCCGGCCCGGCGTCGCACTTCTCCTGCAACTCTTCGAGCTGCCCGATCTTCAGGGCGAAGTCGTGCGCGCCGTCCGCGAAGGGCAGCCTGACCTTTGCGCTGCGGCTCATCAGGTGATGGTCTCAGTCGTCCAGTCGCCGTGCGAGGCCAGCGAGACGTTGGCCGTGGCGTAGTTCTTCGGCTCACCTTCGATGCCGAACGAACCGCAGTGCATGGCCAGCGTAATGCGCTGCCCGCCAGTGCCGGCGATCTCGATCTTGACGTTCTTGGCGCTCGCGCTCTTGGCGTAGGCCAGCCAGGTCGAGAGCGACGTCTTGTGACACTTGCCGGTCCCAGTGACGGAGATCGAGACCGAACGCTTCAGCCGGTAGATAACGGCGGGCGCGTCGGGGGCGTCACAGTCGAAGACCTCCTCCTCGATCATGTTGGCGTCGATGGTGAACCCGCGCGTGAGGTTGATCATGCAATCGTGGGCGAACACTTCCGGCGATGCGCCGTCACCGATCTTCACGAGGACCGACTGGCCCTCAAAAACACTTACAGCGGTCATGGCTGCGTCTCCGTGGAATGCCCGGATGGGCGAGGGGCCGACTAGGTCGGTTGGGTGAAGTAGTGCATCTCCACGACCGCATGGCTGGTGAGGCCATCAGGGTCGGCGAAGTACCGGATCGTCTGGACTTCGTGGATTGTGATCTCGTAGCCGGTGACGGTCAGAGCAGCGTCAAGGGCGGTCGCTACAGCGGCGGCGAGGCGCTTGACCTCGACCATGCCGACGCCCCGCGACCAGCAATCGACCTGCGCGTAAACCTCTGCGCCGTCGTGGCACTGGTCGAAGTCCTGAAGCACCTGCACCGGGCCAAACGAGACGTAGGGAAACGCCGCATCAGGCGGGACGCGGTCGTAAACGTCCGTCGCCAGAGCCATGACCACCGTTGACCCGGCGAGCGCGGAATACATGGCGGCCTGAAGCGGAAGCGAGGGGTCGTTCATTTACTCAGCCCCGCGATCTCTTTCATGGCCTTGCGGGCGGCTCTCGCGACCCGGTTCTTGACCAGCCTTTTCTTTGACCGGATCACCGGGAAGAAGAACGGTTGCGCCCGCGTGCCTGGGTGGGTTCTCGCCACCTTGCGACTACGGCGCCCGCCGGTATTGCTGGCGACCTTCATTCCCTTGGTTCCCGGCGCCGTGCCGAACTCCACGAACCGCGCGTAGAAGGCGACGTCGTCCCCGGCATAGACGCTGTAGAGAAGCCCAGCGTCGGCGAGGATGCCTTGACGGGCTGACATGTCCTTGCGGCGGATGCGGAAAGCCCCCGTCGCGCTTGTGGGTGGCGGCTCACCCTGAGACCAGCCAACCGACCGCCGAAGGTCCCCGTCGGCTACAGGTGCGGCCCGCTCGATGCTGTCGGCCATCTCCGCCGCGTTCTTGGCCAAGGCATCGTCAACAGCGGCGCGCACCGAGTTGGGCAGGCTGGCAAGCTGGCGCTTTAGCCGGTCCAGCCCCTGCACCTTGCTAACCATCGGCGACGCCGCTTTCCGCCGTCATGGTCAGCCAATGATTGCGGCCCTCCAGATCGGCGATCCAGCGAATGTTCCAAATCCGCGTCGTGTCGCGCTCGTCCACGATCCGGTCCCCGACTAGCACCGTCGCCGTTTGGCTATCCCGGCGCACGGTCAGGTCCCAAAGGCCCGTCCCGGTCAGGCGCGCCGCGAGGACTTCTTCACCGCCACGGGTCGGCAGAAGGCGAGCCTTGCGCGACGTGACCACCGTGGCCCAGGCGCCCAATGTGTTTCCATAGCCGTCCGTCGTGTCGGCGCGGCGCTCAAAGCGGACGCGCTCGCGCAAGTCATTTGCGTCGGGTTGCCGCCACATTCGCCTTCTCCGCAGCCCCGGCCTTGATCGCCGCTTGTCCGCACTCGCGCGTGACCAGAAAAACAGACCCGGCCCGATAGGCGATGGTCACGCCCGGCTTGCGGGACGGGATGAAATCGAAGTCGCGGAGAAAGCGCACCCTCATGCCAGCAACCTCCAAAGCGTCCCGTCGATCAGCTCGCGTTCGTTAAACTGCGAATAGGCCAGCGACCGCACCCACGCTTCCCGGTCGGGATAAAGTGGGTCTTCAATTTCCAGATCAGTCCGCCCGATCACAGCAGCCGCGCTGTCTTGGTGGACAAACACCGGGCAGCCCATGATGGCCGCCTCGACCGCCGCGTTGCTGCCGTGCGTCACGAGGCAATGCGCGCCCTTCAGATCACGGCTTAGACGATGGCCGGCGGCCTGCATTTCCTTGTCGCGGACGATGATCTTGCGATCCGTCTTCGCCCTCAGCGCCTTGATAGTCCGCTCCGTCCAGCCCTCGATCCCGTGGAACCGCTGATAGGTCGGCGAGGGCTCGGCGACGACGATGTGACTTGCCGCCCGCGACCACGGCCAGAGCGGCGTCGATGCCGCCTGCCACCGATTCGCCGGGACGTCCCCCACCTCGCGCATCTGGTAGGCGTTGACCTGCCAACGATAGAAGCCGCCCGCCTCTCCGGTCGGAAGGTCCGTTGCAAACACCCGGCGGAAGTATCCCCGGTCCCAATAAATCCAGGTGCGTCCGTCCGCCTTCCACTTGTCGATGTAGGGCCGAAGCTCAGGCGTGCAGCCCACGATGGGAATGCGGCCCTTGCTGACCTTGTGATCCAGAAGCGCGAAGTCGCCTTTGACGTAGGCGCCGCCCGCGTTCTGGATTGTGTTCCCTACCCGGTCAAAAAGTTTGACCTTGAACGCGCTCAGGCCATCGGGCCGGAAGAACGCGGTTTGCGCCGGGTCTATCGCCAATGGTCCCGCACCCAATCGGCGTCAATCTCATCCATCTTGGGCCGCCCGTGCATGTAAACGATGCGGCTTTCGCCAAGCCCGTTCGGCCTCACGTCGCACTTGTAGGACGAGACCCATCCGGAGAACCGCTCGTCAATGAACGTGTGCGGAAAGGTCCGCAGCCACTCCATGTCGTTCTCGCCGCGCCACCGCATAAAGACATCCGTATGTCCTTGCGGGACCAAGGCGATGGCGTTGCAGGCGTAGTCCTTGCCGGGCGATCTCGGCAGCGCGAGGCGGTCCAGGTTCACCGTCCAGTGCGCCAGCGCGTCGATGTTCCCGACGATCACCGTATCGAGACCCACCACCATAAGCGGGCCGTCGATGCGGAAGGGCTCGATCATGCATGACCAGTCCGGCGTGTCGGTCGAAAGCCTCTCTTGCTCGATGCCGTCGTCAAACTCGTATTCGCGATCCGTCAGGACCACGAACCGATGCGGGACCGTCAGGTTACGCCGGAAGCCCCGCGCCAGCCTGTTGACCCACTCCGGCGTGTAAACCCGGCTGGCCTGCGCCGTGTGCTTGTTCGGCGTCCAGAAGCACGTCGCGACCGTCAGCGTTTCTGAAGCCACGTCGATCCCTTCAGAACATCCCGCGTCACCACCGAACCAGCGGCGACCATCGCGCCCTTGCCGACCGTAACGCCGGGCAAGATCACCGAACCGGCCCCAATGCTGGCGCCGTCTTCAATCCTAACCACGACCTTGCCGGCCAGAAGCTCGCAGACGTCGAACCCGCTTCCAGCCTTGGGCCACGGGTCATTGCAGATCACCGCGCCCGGCCCGACGAACACGTCATCACCAATCCAGACGCCGGGGTGAATGCTGGCCCCGTGGCCGACCCTGACGCCCTTTCCGAGCCGCGCGCCGTCCACGATGGCGCAACTGGCAATGCTGGACCCTGCACCGATCTGTGCGCCCCGGATGACCGATGCAAACTGCCAGACCGTGACGCCCAGATGATCGCCATCCACATGGGCCAGCGGGTGGACACCGTAGACAAGCTGCGGATCGCCTACGCGCGCCAATGTTGCTTCACCCAATCCAGATGTTGGAACCCGACCGGATCACGCCAGCCGGGGAACGCCACGATGCGGGCGCCTTTCGGCAGATGTTCGCCCTTGGGCCATCCGCGCTTGTGGAAGCCAAACACGCCCGTCTCAGGCCCGAACGCTCCGGCATCCGGCAGCTTGTGCGCCATCCATGCCTGGTCGTCGGGGAAGCTGTCGAACGGAACCTTGGCCGCCGCCTCCAGAGAGAAGTCCGCCCATACATCAGGCCGATGGCCCGCGCGAAGCATCCACAGACTGCCGTTGTAGGGGCATGGGTTGGAACTGTTCACGCCGGTAAGGATCACAAACGGCTCATCGCGGTCAAAGAGACCATCGAGCGAGCCCGTCACCACCAGATCAAGGTCCATGCAAACGATGCGGTCGCCGGGCATGAACCCTTGCTTTGCCTGCCAGTAAGGATCGAACGCCCGGAGGCGGGCAAAGCAGCCCTTCTTATGGATCAGGGAGTCATCCGTGCGGATCACGCGGAACTCATACGGCTCCGTCACGTTGCGGGCTATCGAGCCCTCCAGCTTGGCGATGTAGTCGGGGCCGTACTTTTCGCCCCAGACCCAGGTCGTCAGGATTAGTCGCGCCACAGAATGCCGAGCCCGTTATTTTTTCCGGTCGGGCAGAGGATGATTTCCTCGTGCCGGTAGCCGTCCTTGATCGACGCCCAGAACTCCGGGACATTGATCCGCGTCCCGACCCACTCCGGCGCCCGGCGCCAGGCCAGATCGTGGAACGCGACGATCTTCCCCATTGGGCCGTAATTTAGGAAGTCGGCCTGCACACCATTTGGCGTCGGATTTGCCGGGTCCCAGCGGTGGTCCGCGTCGATCAGCATGGCGTCAAACGGGCCTAGTGCTCGCACCTGTTCGATAACCGCCCGGTCCATGCTGTTGCCCCAGATGGCGTGCGTCCGGTAGCCGAGCCGTTGCAGTTCGGCGTGGCAGGCTTTCAGCGATGCCTCGCTTTCCTTCCACGCCTTGGTTCCGCCCGGCATGTCCACCGACACGATGAGCGAGCCCACCGGAAGCGCCGTCGCCGCGCGCCAGAGCGAGCCGCCGAACTTGGAGCCGATCTCCAGATAAGATCCCACGCCCTCGCGCTTCAAAAGGTCACAGAAGGCGGCGATCTCCGCCGGGTCCTGCGCTGCGTCCGTCAGATAGCGGCCCATCAGACCCTCCCCCAAACCGCGCAAACGCCCAGTTCGGCGCTCATGTAGGACGTGTGAATGCGGCGAAGGCCAACCGCCCCCAGGTCGCGATCCAGCGCCGCCATTTCCGCGTCGTTCTCGTCGGGCTTGTCCGACGTCGCGCGCCACGCAAAATAGCCCTTGGTCGCCTTGCCGAAGTGCTTGACCAGCTCGCTAAGGTCGCCCGGCGTCATCACCCGCTTCAGCTTGTGATAGGTCGCGAGACATAGCGTGATGTCGTAGGTCTCGCCGGAGAATGCCCCGAGCGCCTTCGGCCCGCCGGTCAGGTCCACAACCTCAAACCGCGCATCAACCGACCTCAAATCAGCGAAGACCTCGCGGGCGGTGTTGATCCCCACGTCGAAGATGTCGCAGCCGTGAACCTTCGTGGCCCCGTTCCGCGCGAACTCAAAGCCGACCATCCCGCGATTGCAGCCGATGTCGAACACCGATGCGCCGCGCGCCCGATGCAGAAGATCAGCCATGCCATCGACCCGGAAGTCATGTTCCCCGGCCACCCGACGCTGCACCTTGTATGCGCTATTCAACCGCCAAGCCTTTCCTTTGCCGCCGTCAAAACTTCGTCCACCGATATGGCGGCCATCGCGTCCCGGCAGTGCTTGCACGGGCTCAAAGAGCCGCAGGCTTCAGCCCCGCCGGTGAGGTTCGTATGCGTCTCGTATCCCGTCACCGAGGGCGGGATGAAACCGCCGAACAGAACCACGCCCGGAACGCTCATCGCTGCCGCGCCGTGGTGAAGCCCACCCTCCGGCCCGACATACAGCGAGGCCCGCGCCATGATCCCCAGCGCGTCTCGGAAGTTGTTGGTCGCCAGCGCCTCAACACCGCGAAGCAAGGGGCCGGACTTGGGATGCGTGAACTGCACCACCCTGTGATCCCGCCGCAGGACGTCAGCGACCTCCTGGTACTTCTCCCGGCCCCAGTCCTTGTTCGCCGCGCTGGACTTCCACGTTTCGACGTTCGGCTCGATCACGATGAACCGCGAGCCGTACCGCGCCGCCGACCTCTTTTCGGAGTCACTCAGGAACATCTCGCCGGGGATGGGCCGGAAATCCTCGTTCCATATCCATCGGTTCCGGGAGACGTCGTGGCGATTGTAGATCCGATGGCCTTTGTAGTAGGGCACCCACTCCAGATCACGCGCCCGCTGTTCACTTCCGGGCCTCGCGATGTTCGGGTTCCCCTGAAACACCGTCGCGCTGTTCTGGTCCCACCTGATGCGCCGGCCATCGCCGAACGCTATCAGTTTTCCCCTTGCCCTCGCCCCGCGCGCCATGCCCGTGGCGAGAAGCTGATCTCCAAGGCCCATCAGCCGACAAACTCGCGCCATTCGTCGGCGTAGAACTGGCGCTCATACCCCGCCATGTCCGGCACGCCTTCGGTAAAGTGCGCAATCTTCGGATCAACCGCAGGAACAAGCCAATTCCACGCCGGGTCCAGATCGCCGATTAGATCATCCGTCAGCCAACAGAAGCGGTGCAGGTCTCGGCCAGGCACGCTGTTGACCAGTTCGACCGTCAGCGCCTTGTTTGCCAGATGATCGCAGTTGAAGACCATCACGCTGGACCAGTTCTTGCGCGGGTAAATCGTCTGCGCCTGCCCGTCCATTTTGACCGTGTGTTCGGGCCGGTGGTCATGCTTGACGCAATAGAGCGCCTTCGACGGGTCAAGCCCCTCAAAAATCTCTCCGATGTCGGCCCGGATCAGCACGTCGCCGTCCATGAAGACCGCCCACCCCTCTTTCGCCAGATGCGGCGTCAGGAAGCGTGCGCAGGCGTGTTCAGTGGCCATCGGCGCCTGCGAAATCACGTCCCACATGCGCCCGTCACGGGTTTCCATCGGGCGGGTGTAAAGCCCGGCCTCGCGAAGCTCCTCCAGCCGGATTGCATTGACAGGGATATAGCGCGACATCCGACCGACCATTGACCGGATGGCCACAAGACAGGCCGTCTCCTCACGCGGATCAAACCCGACGTAGATGCTGCGCTTCACGTCATTCCCCATTCGGCGAGCGCGTCAGACACCGGCATCCGCCGAAATCCTTTGACGTCGCTCAGCGTCGAGGCGTTGACCACGTCAATGCCCCGCTCCTTCAGCCCCGGCGCCACGGCGTCAAACGCCAGCCGCCAGCGCCGGAAATTGCTGTCTGTGGGATTTGACATCCCGTTGGCCGTATTGCGCCCGTACCAGTGCAGGCCCGACCGCCCCTGCGCGTCGAACCCGATCAGAAGGACGCGCTTGGCTCCGAACTGCACCGCCAGATTAAGCGCCTGAAACCCCGACGCCCCTCCAGCCCCGACCGAACCGACCGGCCCGTCAAGGATGACCTCCGACCGAACGTCAGGGATGAGAACCCGCGTCAGTCCGAACTCAGTGCAGGCCCGCACGGCATAGGCCATCTTCAGGCCGTTGAAGTCGGGCAGGCCCCGAACGCTTCGCCACCACGGGTAGTCGCAGCCGTAAACAGCGTCAGCCCATGGGGCCAGTTCGACGTTTTTCTTGATC